ACCGCCTTCCAACGGCATTTCTGTCTGTGTCTCCACAAGTGGAAGCTGCAGTTGGATCGGCGTAGTAACTGGTATCGTAGCAGGAGTCGTGGGCGGTGCAGCGGCAACGCCACGTAGAAGATTCTGTTGCCCAAATGGTAACGTCGGCTGTTCTGCAAGACGTTGCGCCATAGCCTCAGACCGACCAGTAGTCGTCAGCCTTCCAGCAGCGTCGATAGCTGCGATAGCTTCACGCGCCCTAGCAATCTGGCTTGTCAGCCTAGAAACGCGAATCGGATCAAGAGACCCAGCACCAGCAGCGGCAGCCTCAAGCTGGGCATTAGACTCAGCGATCAGACCTTCGAGGCGACGGCGTTCATCAATGGCGGCGAAGTCAGTCTCACGAGCAGCGGCAAGCGTCTCACCTGTGGGCTGCATAGTTAACGTCGGAGCTACGCCGAGTTCAGCACCGGGGAACAGTTCGCCCTGTGCGCCCGGTTGCGGCCCAACAGTCGGAGCCTCTGGCTTCTGAGCGCCAGCAGTCTCAAGCAGATTGGTAGGCTTACCAGTCGCAGTACCAACTTGTGGTTCAGCGCCGAACGCAGCGCCGAACGCACCACCAAGCACCGCGCCAGCACCAGCGGCTATGAGAGCAGACTCACCATATTTTTCAATGACGTACGGCGCAAGCGCCTTCCAATCTGAAGCGTTAAGCTGACGGCGGAACTCAGGATCAAAGATCGCCTGCTGCGCAAGTTGCGTAGCGCCTTCGGCAAATGCTTCAGAGGCAGCGCCCTTGGCAGCACCGGTCGCAGCACGACCAATAGCAGAACGGGTGATCTGCTCACCGACGTTCTTAACTGCATCCCTAAAGAACGGGGAGAAGCCAGACGCAATCTTACCTTCGGCAAACGTCTGTAAGAGCGTCGTACCACCAGCAGCAATGGCTATGTCAGCGCGAGTCGCCGGGTCATCCAGATTATAAGCGGGGGTGCCATCCGGGTTCTTGGCGTTCTTCGCCGCCTCATAGAAGTTCTGGAACTCAGACGGATACGTTGACGCAGCGAGGCCAGTCAGTGCGCCGATTGTACGAGCGCGCCCAATATTAGCAGCAGCGCCAGCAACCCGAGCAGCGGCAGCAGCGCCCCCAAGAGCGCCAAGACCACCAGAGACAAGTGAAAGACCAACAGAAGGAATACCCTGAGCAACGGCGTCCCATATGTTTGACAGCGTCGAGTTCGACTGCTGTATCAGCGCAGATCGTTCTTGCTCAGCTTTGGTTTGGCCAAACGTACGCTCAGCAAAACCGGCAATCTCAGCGCCGCGAGGAGAGCCGATGGTTGATAGTATATCACCAACGCCACCGATTGTCTGCTCAGCTAGACCACGCGCACCGAGAGCGACGTTCTCCCCGAAACCACGAGGTGTCTTTAGGTTCTGGATGTACTGGTTGTACGCCTGCGGAGAGACCGGTTGCCAGTCCGTAGCGACATTAGCCGGAGCAGGCTGGGGTGCCTGACCAAGAAGAGACTGCGCCTGTACAGCAGAGCCAACATCTCCGCGATCAAACGTCATGCCACCAACAAACATCTTGTTGGTGGACGGGCTAAACGCGATGCCACTATATCCTTCAGTCGGCGCGCGAGCAGGCTTGATCTGCGCCAGCATCTCAGCGGGCGTCGTCTGCATACGTTCAATCGTACGCTGGGTTTCTAACCCAACGACATCCGCGCCCGTCGCTCCAAGATTGCCTAGCCCAGACGCTTGCGTAAGACTCTCTGGACCGCGAGCAATCTGCAGACCCAGTTCAAGCGTGCTGGGAGAGTAGGTCAATCCATTAGCCATGTCGGTCTCTTACTGAGTAGGAACAGCGCCAGTATAGGGAGTGCGAATAACGCGGTAACGCGGACCACTCTTGGGGTCAGCAGGATTAATAAGCACCGGCTTTCCATCAATGCCTATTTCGGGTTCAGTCGTCAAATAGGATCGTATGTTGCCAGCTTCATCGTATTCGATAAAGCCTGCGCCGTCACCGGTCTTCTCTAGCTTGACCTTCGGATTGTCCCGTTTGAACTGGAGTTCAGCCAGCTTATTGGTTAGTTCTCTAATCTGCTGAACAGACTGCTTCTTCGTCTCTTTATAGATATCCAGCCCGGCCTTGGCGACTTCCTGCTGGTAGGCGATCTGCGCCTGCCGCTGCGCTTCCACTCGTTTCTGGAAGTCTTGGTCAAACGCCATACGAAACTGCGTTGACAGTTCATCGCGGGTCAGACCTTCGGCAGTCTTACGCTTACCGTCGTAGACATTGAATCTACCATCCGTGCGCGGTTCAATCGACATACGACCGCGCGTCATCTGGTTAAGAATGCCAGCCATTGGCGCAACGTCACCAGCGTTGAAGCGGGTTAGCGCATCCATACGCCCAAGCAATTCGACCTCAGTTCCGAACGCGGCGGTCTCAGCCTGAATCTTATCCATCGCCCCGACATCGCCGGTAAGCTGAGCGCGACGGTAGGAAGACTTCAGGTACTCAGCTTTGCGACGAGCATTGTCCATCGACTGCGCAACACGCACCGGCTCAAGAAGCTCAAACGTATTGGCTTCCCCGACGGCAGCAGGCGCACCAGTCTGCACACCGGGAGGCGTAAAGATAGACGCCGACGGCGCAGCCGGAGCGGGCGCAGTAGTCAAAGCAATCGGAACTTGAGTCGCAGGAAGCGGAGACTGCAGAAGCGGCTGCGTCGGAAGCGGGCTAGTAGGGGCAGCAGAAGGAGCCGACGCAGCTTCACTTGAACCGCCATAACCAGCGGCAACGAGTCCACGTCCAAGAAGATATTTAGCGTAGTCATCCCACGCTGAACCCATCCCAGTAGCAGATTCGGCAGGAGCGCCACCGGTCATCGGGACGCCGCCAGTTGAGACCGGAAGCCCTTCGAAGATAGGGGCCGCGCCAAACTCAGGTGCGCCGATAGCGCCAAGAGTGGTAGGCGTGCCGTATCCTTGTCCGGGCATAGGCACATTCGCCATAGACGGAACAGGGCTCGGAGCCATGACACCACCATGGCGACTCATGTAGCTGGCGAGCGAAGTGCCTAACTGATCCGCAGGATTGTACTTGCCACCGGTCTCAAGGAACTGTTTAAGCCCACCTTTGCCACCAAGATGCGCGACAGCCAGCATACCCTGTGGCGTTACAACAGCGCCATCAATCGTTTGGCCGACATACTTACCAAGTCCTTCACGCTGGATGAAGTTATTGATATCGTTGAAGTGCCAAGCCTCAACACGATTCTGGAGTTCAGGATTGGAAGCAAACTGCTGCGCAGTGACCCCCGCTGGAATAATGCCAGCGGCAGCGGCATCGGCCAAACGCTCAGGTCCAAATTGCAGACGGCCAGCGTACCCCCATTTATTAATCAGGTCCGGGCGACCGCCACTTTCGGTCTGCACCAAAGATTCAGGTGCGCCAGTCGCAGTAAACCCCGGCTGTTGTAAACCGGGAGCAGTCGGACGAAGGCCAGCACCAGTAGCAGGCGTGGTCATACGCATACCCGGCGTGACTAGTGGCATACCAAGGGCTTCTTGGGTACGGCCATACTGCTCTTGGTCACGACGCCACTTTTCGGCGGCTTGCTGCTGTGCAAGTTCAAGACCAGCCATTCGATATGGCTGTTCCATCGCAGCGAACTGTCTCGCCTGCTCATACGCACCTTGCTGAAGTTGCGTCATCGCAATATCGGCGGCAGTCTTTTGCCCTTCTTGGAAAGCCGTAGCAGTCCTTGCGCCAGTTGGCACCACTGAACCGAGATTTGAAAGATACTCAATGCCAACGGCCATGATAGGCTCCAGACTTAACCGAAGAGGCTTTTAAGAGTCATAGGGCCGCCACTCGTAGCGGGGCCAAACAACCCACCAACGGCGCGAGCCGTTTCCTGCTGATAAGTCTGCTGGCGTTTCTCAGGCAGGCCAGCAAACATAAGGCCAGCATATGCAGGACCAGCGGGAGCTTCAGTCGGCATAGCCGCAACGCCCATCTGTCTGATCTTAGCAGCACGTTCATAGTCGCGGTTAACCGCCAGCGTACCTTCACGAGTTCCAGCAAGAGCAGCCTGTCGTTCAGCGGTAGCGCGGGTCTCTGGAGTGCTTGCACCACGAAGCGCAGCAGTTCTTTCAGCCTCACGGAACCCGCGTTCGACACGCCCTTGAGCTTCAGCAAACGCCTGTTCAGGCGCGGGCGTACCCATATTAATAAGTCGCTGCGCTTCACTCACCCGCTGGTTAAACAGGTTCTGATTAGTCTGAGCAAGTTGCGCCGTCTCGATGAGGGCTGCCTGCTCCGCAGGGGTAAGACCTTCCTGTGGTTTATTGAACATCGTCATAGCCAGATTAGCCAGACCCGGCACAGAGACGCCACCAGCAAGCTGCTTGCCCAAGTTCAGAATCGTACTGCTTACGCCGCCAGTAGCAAGACCAGCAGCAGGAGCGGCTGCTCCAATCGTAGGAACCGCAGTGGTCCCCAAACCACCAATAACGCCAACGGGTGCTGCACCTGTCGCGCCGACTGTGCCAGCCGCAGCGGGAGCGCCCGCACCAAACAATCCACCAGCCGTACCGCCTGTACCGCCGAAGAGACCACCTAAGTCACCTGCGCCAGCAAAACCACCTAGACCACCACCTGCAGCGCCTAGTAGCGCCCCGCGCCCACCTCCAGTAAGCGCACCTGCGCCCGCACCGAGGCCAGCGCCAACGAGCGCACTACCCATGGCTCCAAGGCCAGCGACTACCGGAAGGGCCGCAGCAATAACAGGCGCTACGAATGGGATGGCTACCGCCGCTGCGACTCCGAGAACTGTCTTAACACCCTTGCTCATATCTATTTCCTCAGAGCGTCATGCGCACAAAAGTACAAGACTTATTGAATCCAAACTTGGCCATGTAGAGGTTAGCCAATCTAGGCTGCGAGTAAGCATCAAGAAATTGTACATCGTTTGCACGTAGCCAGTCCAGAATTGGACTCCAGAATGCAGCCTTGAATGACATAAGGTTCTTGCCAGCCATAGCCACTATATCAGCACCTTTCTTCCCATAGGTTGTATGGAACTGAATGGCCAAGACTGTAGACAATCTCCCAAGATCAAAGCACGCGAAGACAACGACTTTATCTTCTTGACTTAGTTTATAAATGTCTTCCGCTGAAATATCAACGGCAACCTCGTTTGCTTCGCACGCTTTTGTGAACAATGGCTCCATCTTAGGCCATAGTTCAGTCACCCGTTCAGGAGTAAGCAATTCAATAGTCAGCCTACTCACGACCACCCCGATACTTGGACACTAAGCTATCGAAGAACTCGGTGCCTTTTGCGCGAACAACTTCAGCCGGAATGACATACTCGCCGGTATGCGCCATGATCGGGACCGGTTCGCTCTTGGCTGGAAGCTCACCGCCTTTAGCCATCGACGGCATAGGCCCAACCTCAGCAGATGAGACACCACCCGTCTGAGTCGCTGCAGGCATGAGCGCCGGATTCTCAGCAACAGGTTGGCCCATCTGACCCTGCGGCTGCGGAACGCCACCTTGGGACGCCATCGCCTGACCGACGACAATAAGCGTGAACAGCAGACCCGGATCGAACTGGGGGCTAATATCCTGCGGCGTAGCCAGACCCTGCTGGATAGCCACATTCCTAAGCTGCGGATACATATCAGGATTCTGCAACGCGACCGTCGCCATCTGGACGATGGTGTTAAGTTCCTGCTGTGTCAATTCACCAGATTGCATGGCCTGTTGAATAGCCATCTGGATTTCCTGAACCTGACGTGGATTGCGCTGCACGAACCGCTGCGCTTCCATCTGAATCTGCTGCGGGGACAACCCACCAGCAGACGGAGCAAGGCCCGGCTGCCCACCCGCAGGAGCAGGAGACGGAAGATCAGGGCGAATCGGAGCGCCACCAGCGCCAACCATGCCACCTTCTTGATAAGAAGGCATCGGCTGTGAAGAACCCATAGGCGTCATGGCCGTCGTGCTAAGAGCAGACGAGAGGCCCGCCGACGGCGGCTGCACCGGAGTCTGGATGGACCCCATGTTCAGAAGGCTTTCGAGCGCCGGAGGCAGGTCCAGCGAAGTGGTGTCCATAGGCTGGGGGGTCTGCATAGCCATCTGAGGTCCTTCCGAAGTAACGAGTCCGCCTTGCGCATATTTCTGATTAGCTGCAGGAGTCCATGGCGAGAATAAAACATTACCCGGCTCTACAGTAGTAAAATATCTTTTCAGAGCTTCCATACCCATGTTCTGAAGATTGGTTGCGCTAGGAGTAAATGTAGCAGCAGGACCATGAGAACCCCAGACCCCACCGACATTCCCGTTCACACCGCTGTAGATACTTTGGTTGGAGAACGTCGGATGATTGGGCTTTTTCCATGTATCTGCCCCATGCCCATTAGGAGTAAACTGACCGCCGCTCTTCCAAAAATCCCGTATATCGTAGTCATATACATCGCGCTGCCGATTATTAGCCGTAGCCCAGTCTTGAAATGCTGCTTCTTCCTGTGGGGATAGCACAGTATTATACTTCGCAGAAAAGTCGTACGGGTCCGTAGGCATATCAAGCCTTTATCTGTGCGATGAGAGTGTTCACTGTAGCACGAAGTTGCGCTACGTCATTGATTAATCTCTGTATATCGGCCTGCAGCGCCGCAGTAGACATGAAGTTCTGCAAACTTCCGATATTAGCATCGTAAGCAACAACAAACCGATCAATGCCAGATGTGTCTTTGACTGTGTAATATCCAAATGTCACCGTTGGGAAACTAGTCGGAGTCGTGATCGTTGGTAGTGGGGCAGTTCCGACCGTAAACTGTGACCGTATAAGCGCCTTACTAGCGAGATCAGTTTCCCCGCGAGCGCCCGTCAGCAATTCCACATTCTGCTTTAACGCTCCGAGTGTGCGAAGATTCCATTCTTCAACACCAGACTGCGGAAGCGAAGGGATACCAGAGAATCTAGCCATTAGACTTCCTTAAGTGCCGTAGGCGTTTGAGCAAGTTGTATTGCGCGAATACGAATATTGCTCTCGACCTCTACCTCAAAGGTGTCAGACTTATATCCTTGTGGGAGTCTAAACGTATCGGCGTCTACCACGGATTTTGTGAACTTAAGCTCTTTGTCTACATATAGTTTCAGGGTAATAGAAGAATCTACAAACCATGTCTGATCTGTTGAGTCCCAGTTTACGTCTGCGGTATCCCATACCAGTTGTGAATAACTCGCTGGGTAGTCTGCAATAACCCGCGCTGCGCCAATATTAATTGGCACATCAGTTTTATAAACTTTTGACTTCCACTGCATGGTATCAGCAGATTGGTTCGTATCATCCCATCTATAAATAGCCCCGCTTGTCCCTACAACAGCGTACAATGCGTTATCAGTCGTGTCATACCACGCAGCGGAGAATGCAAAGTCGGCATCCACAAATGATGGAGTGCCTTTATCGCCGGGATCAAATACGATAGACGCGGATACATGCGAGGCGAAGTACGTATCTTTATACATAACTCCGACAAGCGTACTAGGGTCTAATGACTCATTCCAAGTATCGCTACTGTGCAAGGCGCGCGTTATAAGTTGCGCGCCAGCGGACGGCGCAAATACAGCTAGTCCGTCATGGGTGGCGTAGACCACACCGAAATTGGTCTCGACAATGCTGCGTCGATTTAGGCATGGATACCGTGAAGGGAGACGCGCCTGTGTCAGAACAGCAGGATCGCTACCGTCCACGATGTACGGGTATGACTCGGTAAGCACCAAGAGCGTACCGCCAACGGTGGCTAGGCCAACAATGGGGCTTTCAAACGACCGCTTATATGCACCCGGCCACGCATGGAACTGATTAGGCTCAGAGAAATAAACATCGTTGCCAGAGAAGCCAGCCATAATGTTATTCTGCAGAATCACCAACCCCTTGAGGTCATTGGGCGGCGGCGTATAGCTGTCCGACTGAAGTGTGTTGCTTAAATCTCGATAGTCGAAATCATCTGTAAACGTATATACACCGCCATCACCCCAGTACCTCGCTGGTTTGTCAGTGCTTTCGGCTACATCATAATATAATGTACCAGTAGTAATTACTATACTGGACACATTAGCGCCTACTTGGGCGTATTCAAAAGTATATTGGTCTATAACCGAAGTAACAATACCGTCGGTAATATCAAACGACGGTACGCTCATACCAGATAATTTGAATCTATCATCTTCAAGTAAATTATGGGGGTACGTAAATGTAACCCGAGACACATTAGACGTGCGCTGTGCATTAGAAGCTGAATTGGGGAACCACAACGTGGCGAGTCTAAAATACTCAGTCTCAGTAGTTCCAGCTAACGTGCGATATAAACGAATACCACGGACAAAGTTCTGTCCAGACGGAGCCGCTGTAGGCAAATTAGATACTGTGACAATCTGACCTTCTTTTATAAAGATAGCATCAGACGGTTCAGAACCAATAGACTCCTCAGCCCATGGCGTGTACCATGTATAAACATAATTACGTGACTGTATCTGTGCGCCTAGATCAATAACCGCACCACCATCAGCACCAGACGCAACAACAGCCCCGACTGAATAGTATGTGAACGTCGTCGTGCTAGTCACTGTCACGGTAGCAATGGTGTTAAACGACGTATCTGTAAACCCAGACATAGATACCGTAGCGCCATCTTTAATATTGTGGGCGCTGGCCGTAGTAATAATAGCGTTATTAGCCCTATCGCGCTCCCGCGTGACACCAGTAATAGGAGAAAACGCGGTAGCTACAGCCGTCGGCTTAGCCGTAGGTAGCGGTAGACCTAGCTCATAATACCCCGTCGTAGATGGATATGGCGCACTACCAGCAGTAGCGAGGGCGTAAGTACTTACTTTAGGGACCCCGTCACCAGCGTAATAGAACCGCTGTTCATCAAGCTGATCCGCTGCAGGCGTGACAATAGCTACGTCATTTACCCAAGACAGCCATACAAGACTACCTGAATTTGGATTACGCAGCGCGTATAAGGTCCTTATTGTCCCTGATCTACCTGTACTCGCAACCTGCACAGCTTCGGGATATGGTATAAGATCGCCGGAATACAGCTTGCAATTTCTTGCAATCTGCGCAGACGTAGCCGGAAGCAACTCCGGGGAAAGCCTCGGAGCCGTACCTTGAAATCCGGCGATCTTAATAGAAGCCATTATAGCTTTCTTCCTTTTTAGCAGGGCTTGGCGACTTTGCCACCAGCTTTCATGCTCATCATTTTTGACTTCTTGGTGGCTTTAGCTTTCGGCATCATGGCCTTGCTTTTCGTCACCATGCCGCCAGCTTTATAGCTCATCATCTTTTCAGACACAGACTTCTTCATCATAATCCCTCACAATAGGCTTTACGGCGCGCATTATGCGCCTTCACTTCCTCGATGGTCTTATCAGTATCTCTCTTAGACCACGAGATCGGACGCCAGACCAGACAGCTAGTCTCGCCTGTGGCCATCGTTGTCGCGCAACCCTCCAGCAGAGGAACTAGCACGAGACTTAGCATCAGCATCCAGCGCATTCTTTAATCTCCGACGCGCATCTTCCTCTTGCGTCTTGCGTAAATCACCCTCGCCTTGGCGGCGGCCCTTCTCTTCAGCCATGCGCACAGCAGCCCACACAGCCACAAGGACAGCAACCACAAGACCAATAATAGTCGCAAGCGCCACAATGAGCGTAGTCATTATGTCTCGCCGGGGGGAGTAGTCGTAACAGACCGCATGACCGCCATAAGAACAGACATGACGATGATCGACCACCCAGCCTTGGGGTCCTTAAGGAACGAGTTCCAATCAGCGATAGACAGAGCGCCAAACGCAGCAGTCAAAGCCGAAATGAGATACGTGCGCCAACCAATAATCATAGACCTCTCCACATATGCGCAGCAGCTATTCCTAGTTTAGCCGCAACAGAAGCCGACAAAGCGGCAATTCCAGCTACCACTAATTTCATAAAGAAATCAAAGTGGTCTGGGTGCATCATTAGTTGCACGGCCTCGCCGTGTTGTCACGAGCAATGCACTCGACATACTTTAGGTCAGCGCACCCACTCAGCAACAGACAAAGAATAAGGACTAGTCTCATCGCTTAGGGTCCGGGTATTTGCGCGCGGGCAACTGCCAGTGCGGGCCATCCTTAAAAGTTTTCCAGTCACCGCCCCATTCAACTGGAACGCCAACGTCTTTAGCGGCCTGCTTCATCGTAGCCGCCAGTTCATAGTAGAGCGGCCAATCCCAGCGGACCTGACCAGCTACGAACGGAGCAATATCAACAGCAAATCCGTGGATGTGCCGAGATTTCATAGTCCTTGATGCGCCTTTTTTAACCAGTTCCCGCTGCCGCGCAACTGATCGAACGCCTTCTAAGACTTTGAAATCCTGTTTCGTAATCTGGATAGCACGACGAACAACCTTTACAAGATCGGGATGAACACCACGAAGCAGCATCTCAGAATGCGCGCCAAGTTTGTACCCCATTATTTACGCCCTTCTTTTTCGAGTCGTGTTTCAATCCGACTCACGATCTGAAGGATGCTCGTTAGCCGCTCATCGGCACGGGCCTGATTCATTTCGAGTGTACGAATGCGGGTCTCAGAAGTCGTCTGCATGGCTTCCAACTCTTTGATACCCTTATGTGTTAACTCGCTTCGTTCGGTCATTGCCCCCCATGCGACGGCAACAGCTACCCCCATAGCAGCGAGGTTAATAAGATTTCCTAGAGAGAAATCCCAGCGGACGTAAGGTTTGTTCTCGTCAAGCATCATCGCTCACAAAAGCAGTAGGTCAAGATCGTCTAGTATGTTTCTCACATTCGCTGCCGTCACACGCAGTTCTATGCGGGCATTTGCAGCAAACGGAATCGCAGGAGTGCCTTCCTGCCCTCGCACAACCGTAAACGTATCTCCAGCTATTGCCGTAACTTTAACTATCTCGAATGTACCGCTAAGCGACGAGATAGTGGCGTTGAAGTAATCTGACGCACCCAATGTAGGGAATAGAGACCCGTCGCCTGTATTAATAGCGAACGACGTAGTCGAATCCGTAAGGATCGTAGGTATCGTAGATACCGCATTATTCGTGAGCTTTATTCCCATCATGTCACCTATGCAAACTTAGGAAAATGAACTGCCACCATGCCACGCATATTAGCTAGATTGGCTCTTGCTCTACGCTCAGTTGTCTCAAATAGGCACTGCCGCGCATGGTAAGTGGCGAGTTCTCTGTCAGCCCAGACTACGTTAGGTAGGACAAGAAGCTCTTGGAGCGCTCTATGAATAATAGCACTCTCAAGTTCATCCATTATGATGCTATCCATACCGGAAGCATCGCGCTTTGGTTTCAAAGCGTAGAACATCCGTATGGTATAAGTCTTAGAGTTATCAGGTAGCGGGAGGACGACATACTTATCCGGTGTAATCTGGCATATAGAACGCGGCTCGGAGCCATCGGCAAGCACAGAATCCGGGTACGTTATCGTAGGCTGAGAATTAAATTGCTGCGTATTGAACGCACCCGTATTGAACGTGGTGCTGGGAACAAGGCTCCAAACAGTAGAGACAGGCTGCCCACTATATATGTCAGCCCATTGAGGGTAATTCATAAGTGCTTGTTCTAGCGTCAGCTTTTCGAGCGGCATATCGTTCAGCATCGCATCGAACAGAACATGCACATCCGCAGTCAGCGGCTTCCTATATGCGTACTCGAAGACTCCGGGTTCTAGATTATACGTAGGCTCGACGTACCTCCACATAAGGGTACGCTCACACAGCTTAATAGCTGCCTCACGGATATGATCGAGGATCAATGGTTGTGGGCATCCCGGCACACTCGGACTAACTTTTGAGATTAGTGTTGTAAAGGCGCGATCAGCCATTAGATCACCTCGCCTACAATTTGGTCTGTGCGCGACTGTTTCATGCCAGCAGCCTTAGTGTCAGTCACAGTGCGATTCTGTAGCGCAGTTCCGAGTTCACTCGTGAAAAGGTCAAGGAACAACTTAGCCCGCCCAGAGTTCACATGCTCATCATCAATAGACTCAGCTAAGAACACCGTGGCGTCCACGATAGCTGGCATGAAGCTGTCCGATGGCGAAGTAATCACATCAGTAAGCGCGTAATCCGGTGGTGTCTTAGCGTACTCGCCAACGAGTACAATTCCAGCGGAGGGGCGAGGATATAGGAAAAACCGTTCAGGGTTCTTAACATGCCGCATGAAGTTGACTGGAGTGCCAGAGGTCTCAGACATCCACGAGGGATTACATCGAGCCATGGTCTCACGATCAACTTCAGTTATGGCCGCCCCATTTTTCACCTGAAAGATGTCGATCAAGCGCAGGGCATCAGAAGGGAGCGATTGAACTGCGGTATCAGCAGTCGTGGAAATATCGACAATCTCCCCAAAGAGATCAGGGCGTAAGATCGACATCCTCTTAAGCGCTTGATTTATAAAGCCTAAGAGGTCTACGTCACTGTATCGTTGGGGTGTGTCAACATCCTGCAACAACTTGCGGACTTCGACTATGATACCTGCTGGCGTCACTACCCAAGTCTCCGCGTTGCTTCGTCATCTATGTCGGGATTACTATACCCCGGTTCTTCAGGGATGTCATCCGTATGGAGGTCAATCCCCTTACGTTTCCGCCCCTTACGAGTAGCCTTCACTACGGTCGGAACTTCTGCTGTCGCCTCAATAAGCTGCGCAACAGCGGCATCTAACTCTTCCGGCTCAGGCACCGGCTCTGCGAATCTGACCAACCGATCTCGATGCGACTGCGTAAGAAACCGTTCAGGAAATGCAATTTCCTCAGTGACTTCCTCACACTTCGGGTTCTTCGCAAGAATGGAGTCCCATTCATAAATGACTCCATTTGCTCTGTTTCGCAACCATCGAGTCATTTGCCTAGCTTTCTAAGAGTTTGCGCCAGACGAGCGCGTTTACCAGTGACGCCGGGTTTCTTAGCCGCAGCGGCCAAGGCTTTAGCGGGAATCTTTTCATCCTTCTTCGCGCCCATCTCTTTGCGAAGCGCGCCGGGTTTTTTGATCGCCTTCTGAATCCACTTCTCGGCCATCACTTGCATCCCTTCTTCTTAGGTTTGCGGACCATACCGCCTTTGCGGTATTCTTCCATGTCGGCGTCTTCGCAGCCGCCGCGCATCTTCTTGCCTTTACCCTTGCCGTTAGACTCTTTCTTCATAACAACAAGCATCACAGCCGGAGCCTTCATCTTCTTAGTCGGAGCCTTAGCCATTCTTCGGTCCTTTCCGTTTACCAGACGGTGTAACCGGCCAAGACTTTCTAGCCGGTCCTGTCTTTTTAGAAGCCATCGCGCGCTTCTCTGAAGCCGTCATTTTCGTCGCAGCCGCAGCCGGACGACACGCCGGATATCCTCGCTTATCGGCCTTACCAGAACGGCCACAGGGCTTGCCGGTCTTCACATCGACCCACTTTTCCCCGAACCACTTTCCGAGGCCACCCTTAGCCACGCTTCACCCGATTATCTGTACCAGACCAAGTACCGCCACGACTTTTATATTCTTTCGCTGCCCACGCATTAGCGTATGCACTTGGGTAAACCTTAAACTTCTTCTTGGCTTCAGCTTTTACGCGAGACCATAGAGCAGCGTTGTTCGGTTTAGATGCAGCCATATCAGCAATTCCAAGCGCGAAGAGATTTATTAATCCGTGAGTTCGGATCATTGGCTGTCTTGGCGCTTGTCAGTTTTTTCTTCATACCTTTCATACGGGCACAAAAAGAATCACGGCGTGGACCACCTTCAGGCTGCGGTGCTTTCAATCCGGGCTTACCCGGATTAGCAGCATTATAGGAAGCACGACCCTTGGCGTTCAAACCGCCTTTAGGATTCTTACCTTCCTTGCGCGTCCATGCGGGAGTCTTGGGCATTATGCAATCCTTTCAACAACAATAATTGCAGACGGAATAGCTGGAATAGCTGGAGGGCCAGCGGCGGCAGCCGTATGGTCAATAGTTACAGCTACGTTTTCAGGTAGCCACATAATTTCTACATACTGAGAAGCAGTAACAACGACGTAAAACACTATCTGAAAAAATGTTGTACCGCCATCTCCCGCCTTTGGTACTGTTACCTTTGTAGCAGACCGAGCCACATTCGAACCATTTAACATCAACCACACAGTAACGTCGCGATCCGCTGCATCTGAGTTATAAAGCTGCAGATTTGGGGCTACCATATACGTACCTGCGTCAGTAAATGTGACTCGCGTCGGATCACCACTGCCATTATTAGCGACCGATACGCCTGCACCAGTGACTTCATTAGTGCCAAATTTTACTGCCGTCGCTGCAGTCGTACTACCTGTCTGGTCAGTGATATCTGAAAATGAACCGTATGCACGCCCACCTAAATCAGCAAAAGGTATCGTAGCCGAAGCTGTGAACGCAGACGTGCCATTACCTTTGACATACCCTGTAAGAGTCGAAGCGCCCGTGCCACCGTCGGCAACAGCTAGGTCAGTTATGCCAGTAATAGACCCACCGGTAATTGCGACGGATGAAGCAGCTTGAGTGGCCATCGTGCCGAGGCCAAGATTTGTGCGTGCATCTGCTGCAGTCGAAGCACCTGTCCCACCGTCAGAAACAGCTAAGTCAGCAGTAAGCCCAGATATCTGACTGCTCGATATGCTCGCTCCAGTCACCACAAATGAGCCTGCTAACGGGGTAATTCCGCTAGACGATAAGCGTACATTACCGACTGATAATGACGTAGTGCCTAAATTAAGCACCGTAGCTACGCCAGAGCCGCTATATACCACCTTCTCAGTGGTAGTCGGTCCCCCATCGACGTGCAGAAGCTGCGGGTACGTGTCTTTAATCTTGGTGCTAGTCAAACTTGTAGGCATACTAAACCTCTAGGAAGTTAGTTGTCTATTAGACAACACCTTCTACGATAACCCAGTTCGTGCCATTACTGCGCAGCCTAGCCCAACGGCCAGCGGTGTTGCTTACAATAGCTGTACCTGCAGCGCCGCCAGCAAGGGGGATAACATTGGAAGATGCCGACGCAACTGCCTGCGCCTGTATGGTCTTAACTAGAAGTTCGCGCCCATCTGCAGTAGACGCTGCCGGAAGAGTGAGCGTTACTGTGCCAGCGGCTCGATTTGCAATGATGCTATAATCGTCTTCTGCTATAGTTCTACCAGTGTCCGTCACGGTTACAATGCTGGCGCTGCGGTAATCAAACGCATACTTAGATACGCCAGCACCAAAATCATATCTCTGTGTGATGGTTGAATCGAACACAGTACCCGTTTCGGTACCGTTTTCGGCGTACTGGATGTAGTACCCAAGAGTGCCTACACCAGAATACCGTTCGAGTACTGCGCCCGTAACCGACCAGTTAGTGATAAGATTACCAGAGGTACCAGCAATATCTATTACGCCTGTGGATGAAGCACTAGCAGCATAATCTCCGAGACGATGTACGCCACCGGTAATACTCACGTTGTCAATAGACGAAGCGGCTGCGTATATAAATATGGCTCGATTACCCATGCCGTCCAAGCAAACAGCATTACTTATACAAATATTATTAATAGCTGATGCGTTTGCTTGAACCCAGACATTCGCCAACCCAGACTTCGTTTGCTGATTGCTGACACTTACCCCAGAGACCGGAGCAAAAGTATATCCAGCGTCAGCCGTACCCGTCGTTGTGGTGACAGCTAGTCCGTAACCTACAGGTGCCGCAGTGGTCTTATATATTACGGTATTATCAGAAAACACTCCCGATATCGGGTCAGTTAATGTAGTGTATGTAGCAGGTTCCCACGTAATGCCATGGCGAAACGGATTGTGGATACGATTGCCAATTACGGTAGGGGCCGTAGCATTGACATATATTCCGTCGCCATTACCATAATCGAGTGTGCTGAAGAACACCGTATTATTTATAATAGATACTTCATGCGCCGCAGTATGCGCGTCAATAGCTAAATCTTGCGTTCCATACGCGTAGCTATTTACTATAGCAGTATGCCTAGTGATGCCGCTAGTGCCGCCTATAGCCATAATGCTGCGCATATTGCTGCCAGTGTACGAATCTATCACCACATTATAACACGCATCGGCTATGGCCACTCCGTAATCTAGCCCAGTATATATGCCGGTCCTATTGCTAGAACATCCATAGACTCCGACATTTGCACTACGCGTAAACACAAAATGCGCATAGTCAAACGACGTAGTATCAACATTACGCAACTGAATGTCAGCGCAACGCCCAAAGTAAAATGCACCCTGATCCCCAGTAGTCGGACCAGTCGCACTCACGTCAATAAGGTTGACGTTCTTTACTATAGAAATAGGGGTTATCGTCGCACTTTTTGCGGTCGTATAATCTAGTAGTGTCATATTGTAAAACGATACAACATTGCCGACTACAGACTTAATATGCAACAACTCTCCGAAAGTCGTACCATCAGCGGCCCACTTTTCAGTAGACCCAACATAACACCAACTATCTGGTGTGAAAGCCGCACCATTAGGGACAGTCATCTGTGAGACACCGGCAGAATAGTTACTTGCCAATGTCTGTGGCGTACCGTCCGAGCCGACCCATTTAATTACGTATTTGCGCCCGGAAGATAAGCCGGTAGCAGAGAATGTCGCATTGCGGATAGTCTGGTTAGCAACACCGACCATTTCTGATGAGATCACATAGGTCTTACCAGAGCCATCAATTACCTTAGCGCCGGAATTGATAGCATTCTGCCATGCCGTTGTATCGTCCGCGACGCCGTCGCCAACTGCGCCAAAATCTATGGGGGATACGGTGTCTCGCAATTTGGCTTGCACAGTGCGCGCTGAAGCGCCGGTTCCAGATTGTAAAAATCCGACTAGAGACGATCCGCTGCTGGCCGATAATTGGCTATCAATCTCCGCGATTGCGGTAGGCACAGTCGAAGCGCTGATATTCCCACTTGGTGTATAGGGGAGTTCGCTAACGATACCCTTAGCTAATTCAGATCGCACAATGCGCTTAGTGGTATCAACGCTAGTATCAAATATGACAATGCTATCGTCACTAGCTGAACCCGCGCCTGTTAGTGCGTCAAGCTGAGGTATCCGTTTATTAGTCATCACTAACTCCCGAAGAGAAAGAAAGGGGCCATAGCCCCTCCCTATTAGCTAACAGCAGCGCTGAACGGGGTCGCCTCAGTACCATTACCGACCGTTGTACCGACAACAGAAAATTTGCCGGACGCAATATCGACAATAGTGATGAGACCGCCAATCAGGCCGCCAGTAGTTCCGCCATTGAGCGTGATCGTATCGCTCGCCGCGACCGTACCAAACGTAGCCGTCGAACCATCAGCCTGATCCGTAACAGTCAAAGCACCGGCCATAACATCGGTCGCGTTAGCAACCTGAATCTTATCGCTATTGCTCGTAACCGTCGTACCAACGCTGAAGCGGTAAACCGCGCCAGAGCCGGTCGCAGCCGGAAGAGTAGCCGTCACGCCAGCAGCGCGATTAAGCACAACGATTTTACCGTCATGCGAAGCCGCCGTAACTGCAAGCGTAGCGCCTGTAGCCGACACCAGACGGGCAGACGAATCCGCCACTGCATTGATTTCCGCAGCAGTGGCAGTAATGGCCGTACCACCGAGGTACAGCGTATCGGCTTCAACATTGACGCCCTTTAGCCGGGAGTATGTGATGCCTTCATAAGCAGCCATTGTTACCTCCTATGCGAAGGTAGGGGCCGAAGCCCCTACAATCAGTTCGGGTTAAGGACAACCGCGAAGCAGCGGAGGACGCAGTCCGTCGGCGCAGCCGTATTAATCAGCAGGTCGATGGTATCGTTTGACGTACCGATAATAACCGGATTCGCCAAACCATTACCAGCAGCCCATGACCAAGCGAGTGCGTTCGACGCAATATCGTTACCAAAAACATTGGCCGCAGCAGGCGAAGCGCCCGTGAAACCAAAGTCAAAGGTAGCCGTCGTGTTCGTCGATTCGACCGTCGTGACTTCAAACCCAGCATGGAGGACAACAGCGTTGGCCGGAAGCTGGATGACCTGAAGCGTATCCGTCGCAGCAAGCGCCGTAACGCCAGCCGCAGAGCGCGCCGCAACGATCTTGGCAAAGTCAAGAACGACTTCGACGTAGGAAATGCGGTTGCCGCCGTAAGCAGGAAATTCCGCAGTACCTTTATTGAACCCGTAGGAGTCCGTATAAGCAGTCATTTATCTTCCTCCTTACGAGAACTGAACAACGGCGGTCGAAAGCGCTTCCGGCTTGACCACTTTATAGCCGTAGACCTGCAGGCCACGGATGATGTCACCAAACGTCGTCTCCGAGCGAATGGTCTCCATCTCGGTCATCTGTGACGCAAAGGTGAAGCCCATCTTATGACCAGCGATGATGTTGGTCTTACCGCTGCTGAGCTTCAGATTGTGCGACACGTAGAGCGTGAAGCGATCAATCATGCCAAGGCGACCGTTGCGAATCGGAGAAGTCGAATCGCCCGTGAGCGAAGCATCCTTCAGTTCCGACTTCTTAATCAAACCAGCCATACGGGCGGGGATGACCAGATAACGATCCTGCTCAGGAACATTGGCCTCGTCGAGGACGGTGCCGAGGTCAACGACAAGGTCGATCACCGAGGTGGTGCCGCCAGAGCCGTCTTTCGTAACCGTCAGCGGCGAACCGGTCGTGCCGAGGTTGAACGCAGCCGACTTAGCACCGGCAGTCGCGCCCTGATTGTCGGCGGAGATATCCGTCAGCATATCAGTCAGAACACGCTGGTCGATCTTGATCTTCATCTGCTCGGAAGCATCTTTAGACCACATATCCATCAGCTTAACGTCAGCCTGAACGCGGTCAATATCGTCTTCAACGCAGGCGAAGTACTCGCCCTTGTCGATGAGAAGCTGGACCTTCGGCTTGTCGGGGTTCTCAACCACGAGGCTCTGACCCTTGACGTAATCGCGGATCGTGATGTTCGGGATCGTACGGATATTAACCGTATCGCCCTGACCCTTGATTTCGCCTTCGTAGTCAGTATTGGCGATGGCCGCAAGGACCGTCGCATCGTAGAAATTTTCGATCAGTTTACCCGACCAAATCTCGGGGATGAAGTTCCCCGAATAATTCGGACGGCCCGGAGAGACAGGATAAGACATTATTTAACTCCATTAGCCATTGGCGACAATGCGATTCTCGCGCTGTGCAGCGAAGATATCGCGTTCGATTCGGTCGCGTTCGGCTTCCTTCCCCCGATAAACACCTTTGCGTACATCATCGAAGAACTTTTGGATATCCTTCGGTGAATACATTTTAGACTGCTCTATAGTCGGTGCGCCGCTACTGCGGCCCCTACCGGGAGCAACCTGTTTATCAAGCTGGGACGCCACTGCGTTCCGAGTTGGTTGAGCAACAGATTGGCCATTGATTCCCTGCCAAGTGGAAAAGAAACTCACAACTCTGTTTACATCCATGTTTCGCTGGGCGTCTTCGAGGTAGGTCTGACGAGATAAACCGGTCAGTGGGTCTACTTCCATAAGCCAATCAAGAAACTTGGAGTCAGCGTTAATCTCTTTCCAATCAGGGACTCTCATAGAAAGGTCTGACCAGAAAGCCTGTTCCGCTGATACAGCTTGCTTATGGGCGACTTGTTCGACCTTCGGCAACACACTGGTCTGCATCTGCTTAAGCATCTGCTCCAGTTCAGCGATCTTCCGATCTGCTGCAGCGCGTTCTTCTTTGGCTACGCGCCGCATAACCTCAAGAGAATCGCCGTATTCCTCAACGTCTTTATCAGTCACCAGCTTGTCTACAATATCCGCCGTCTGAGCGGGTGCCGTAGAAAGCGACGAAAGCAACTGTTCCAGTTGCGTGAGTCTACCGTTCAACTGCTGATTCTCAGCCCGAAGCCGGGATGTATCAGCGTTGTACATACCCTGAAGCGTTTTATATCGACGCTCAAAGGTCTCTTCTTCCTTAGTGTCCGTATTCCTTTGCTCGTTAGGGACGGACTCAGGTGCAGGCTCTATAACACTGTCGGCTCGCGCAGCTACTTCGATAGCTTGACCCGTATCTTCCTGTTTTTCAACGGTTTCAACGTCGGTCTGTGCATTCTCGTAGTGCTTTGCAATAGCCTCAGACTGTTTACGAATCTGCTCAGGTACAGCCATTAGAACGCTCCTCTCGGTGTGCGCGGCATCACCAGCTACTTCTTCCGAAGTTCTGCTGATAATTCAGGGGCATCATGCACAAGTTTATATATCTCTGTCAACACCTGACAGCGACCCTGAGCGAGCATGACATTCGCTCCGGCCACATATGGGAGTTGGTCCAGTTCCCGCTTCCTCCACTCTTCTAGCCATTCGACTAGATGCGGATTATGGCGGGACAGGCTTGCCCACATCTGGATAATCTCAGGTGGCGGACGAACCATCCTAGCCGCCTTGTGGTCTTGCCGTGGCAGCGCTCATGCCGCCAGCAGCATTCCCCGCTTGGTCGAGTACGGCAGGTTGCGGTTGCTGCTGTGCAGCTTGCATCGCCTGAACTCTACCAACGTAGGATAGCTTTTCACGAGACGGGATAATCTCATCAACCGGCATCTGCAGACCTTTAGCAATCTCCCGAAGGATCGCAGCACGACCGCCCGGACCCATAATCTGCATATCCATCTCATTTGCAGTGGCGTTGAGGAACTCAACTCGCCGCAGATTAACCGTCTCTTTAACCGCCAGATTAACTGCGCCACGCGGGATGATCTCGGCATCGCCCTTAATCGACTCGTCCTCATCGTACCGCATATTGTAGATAAATTGCCGTTCTACAATCGGCATGATGATATCACTATCAATGTGCATAACGACTTGGCGGATACGCTTACCCGCCGACCCCATCAGCATTGACAGGCCAGAGGCCGTACGGCCCGCACCTCTAACATCCACATCTCCATAGATGTAAGAGGGGATGCCAGAATGGTCATCAGCCAAACGACTAAACCGTTCATAAACAGCCATAAGCGTATTGGCATTATCATTTGGCTGGTTGAACCTAACCGCTGGAGCAGAGCTACCTAGCGGATCGTTAAGCACCTGCCAAATCTTCCATGGGTGCATCTGGGTAATATCCTCATTCGGAGGAATACGCTCCAGATTAACCTCAACCTGCGGGCCAGAAGCGATGCCCATATTATTCACAAGCGCACGGGCCGCTGCATTACAGATATTCTGCAGGTCTTCAATGATCTCAGGAATGCCGCGACCCCAGAAAGCTCCGGGCATCTTAATGAAAGATGTTTTAGCGTACGGCTTCTCGCCAAGAGGGTCGTAATTCAAGACCGCTTTGACGACATAATTGCCGATAAGCCATACATTAGCGTCATACTCACGCGCCTCATCAGGGACTTCTTCTTCGTCGAGTCCCCATTCGCGCAGCATTCTACCACTTACTTTGCCCCAAAACTCAAGGGCGTCAAACATGTCAGTCGGACGAAGCTCAGTATAGTACTTACGCTCCTCTTCCTCTCGCTGCATCTCAGTCGGCTCGGTCACCCAAGACTGGCTAGGGCCATCCTCAAGGACTTTGCGAATAGCTTGGTCATCATATCCCGGCACACCGATCAGATCAGCCAGTGAGGTGCGGCTAAGCTGATGAAGCTCGAAAATATAACCGTCGTTAATCCGAGTGATGCCGGGTTCAGGGTAAATATTGAACGGGCTTACGCGCTCAAATTCCGGCGCGAGTCTCTCGCTCGCTTCGACAATAGTGCGACCGTCTGGACTTTTCGACCAGCCGAGGTGGCGTTGGCGACGTACAATAGGACCCTTGATAAAAGCGCAAGGGAAAGTAACGAGATCAGTGATAAACTCATTGAACGCCTCCGGCCAACCACCTTGGGCAAACTGATCTTCAATCTTAACTTTCATTTTGTCAACACGCATTTGTGCCTGCTGCAAAACGCGGAACCTCAACTCCTGAGACACGACTTCCCGAATCTCAGCCATCTCTGATTTTGTCGGAGCCTGTCCCGTATTCTGAATAACCTGCATGACCTGTTCGGCAAACGCCTCTTGCAACGCAGCAGAACTGTCTGGGTCTAGGTCAGGAATCGGTGTAGGGGACATATCCCACGGTGGGGTGCCGGTATCCATGAGGATGTCGCGCAGCCAGCTTTCAGCGGCTCGGCACTTCACCTCAGTAATCATCATATAGACTTCAGAGCCACCCTGCTTGCGGATAGCGCCGAGTTTATCGGGTTCATATTCGCCATTACGCTGCCGAAGCGCAGCGAGCATGGTGTCATTTATTGGCTGTTTGGCGATACGCGCAGCATCCCAACATTCTTTCAGATACCCAGCTAGGCCAAGAATAACTGAATCCTGTTGTCGCGCCTGAAGTTCACGGTTCATGCGCTCCTGTTCAGCCCGATTAAGCTGTTCATTATTGACTACCCGGAGAAGCGCCAAACCGGCCATCTTAATACCTTCTCTTACCAAGAGCTATTTAGGCTCTGTCTCGTGCTTTATCTGAGCTTCACCCTGTGACTTAATGTCAGATATTAGACTAACTACCTCATCATAGGGTCTTTTCGACAGCGCGTGTAAAACGACATTCCACTCATTAGCCTTAAGAGTAATACTAATCTCTGGATTATCCATATGCTATTTCACCATCACCAAGGAGTTGCCATAGTTGCTGCGGCTCTAGCTTTATATTGCTGCGCTTTTGCATCTAGATTTCTAAAAATGGCGTTGAACTCCTCATCCCCAAGAGTCGTGTGAATCCACTCTATGACTTGGGCTTCTGTAAGATTAGCGAAGTCTACAAACTGACTAGACGCGTCATACTGTACGTAGGTGCGGCCATATACACTAACTGGTGCGGACTCATCCGTAGAAATCACGCGCCAATCAATGGCGTTAACAACGTCGTCTACTTCTCCGACCGAGTGCCTATGGAGACAAGTGAAAGCCCATTCATAAGGCGTCATAGCCCTAATCCTTACGTTGCGTTCGTTGTTGCAAGGAGATAATAAATCGTCCCGTTCACACGAACAGCTATCTTAGTTGTTACAGTCGTATTGGTTATTCCGGCATTTGTAACTCCAGAACCTTCACAGTAGAAGGAAGGTATGGTGTTCCCGGCAGTACGATCAGATGAGTAGAAGGAGACGCTATCCGCCGCAGTCGCAGTCGGGGCAGTTCCGGTAAATACAGCTAAAGCGCCAACTGAGCTAGTCGGGGACGTAGTGCCATTAATCAGAAGATTGCCGGGGGCATCCCAACGGCCAACCTCTGTAATAGCACTAGCTCCATCGCGTATTCTGAATACAATATCGCCCTGTATGCTACCCGTACTAACGGCTCCGGGTCCCGTGTCAAATATAAGCTGCGCAACTTCAAGCTCAGAAGTTCCGTCATAAGCGAACATTCTAAATCCGAGAATGTCATCACCGGCGACTATAGCCGATTTTGATGCTTTGGAACCTCTAGATTTAGTAACGCCAAAAAAGACCGCATTGGTCGAGTCAGCATATGCAAATGATCTTACTGCGTAATATCCTGCAGCATCAGCTTCGGTATAATACCCCTTACCGGCGTTAGCATTATACCCATTAGCGGTTCTTATTAAGTCAGCGTCAGAAGTATACGCAGAACTT